AATATAAAGTATATGATTACAAGACAGGCGAAGTAGCAAAGGATAAAGATGGAAATGAAATTTTTGAATCAGATATTATCCAAGATGATAATTATAATAGATACATAGTTTGTTTTGGAACTTATGTAGTAGATGGCGAAAGTAAAGTGAATTATGGATTCTATCTATCTAATATTGACAAAGAGGAAGTTATTGGATTCTGGAATAAATTTGAAGGAGAGAAATAATAATGACATTAAGAGTATTAGAGAACTTTGCTGGAGTAGGAACACAAAGAATGGCTTTGAAGAAATTAGGTATTGAACATGAGGTTGTTGGCATTACAGAAATTGATAAATATGCCATTAAATCATATGAAGCAATTCATGGCGAAGTAAATAATTTAGGAGATATTAGTAAAGTTGATGTTGAAGATGTACCTGACCACGACTTGTTTACTTACAGTTTCCCTTGTCAAGATATTTCAGTTGCGGGCAAACAGAGTGGTTTTGAAAAGGGTAGCGGTACACGAAGTGGCTTACTATGGGAGTGTGAGCGTGTTATTAAGCATGTTAAACCTAAATACTTACTAATGGAAAACGTGAAGAATTTGGTAGGTAAGAAGTTTAAGCCTGGCTTTGAAGAATGGTTACAAGCATTGGAAGATATGGGCTACACAAACTATTGGCAAGTGTTGAATGCAAAAGATTATGGCATCCCTCAAAACCGTGAACGTGTGTTCTGTGTCTCAATTCTAGGAGAGCATGAACCATATGAATTCCCTAAACCAGTTGAATTAGAGTTACGCCTTAAAGACATGTTGGAAGATGAAGTGGATGACAAATTCTACTTAGGAAAAGAAAGAATCGGTCAATTGAAGTTTAAGAATAGTGAGAAAAGTAATGTGATTGCAAATGGAAATCACAGTCCTTACAATAGCACTAGCGCTATTTACGATATTGATAAATGGTCTCCAACTTTAGCAGCTAGAGATTATAAAGACCCTAAACGTATTTTAGTTCCTAAAGTTGAGCAAGTTGCACAATATGATACACCAAATAGAAAAAATACGAATAGATTTAGAACCTATGATGAAGAAGGTATTTCACCTACATTAACAACAATGGGTGGCGGAGGACGTGAGCCACATGTTCGTGTAGAAGATAATGAAGGTAGATTTAATTTTGAAGATGAGGATGGTAATAAACTAGAAGATATTAGAATTAGAAAATTAACACCTCGTGAGTGTTGGAGATTAATGGGTATTTCAGATGAAGATTTTGATAAAGCCCAAGCAGTTAATAGTAATTCACGATTGTATACACAAGCTGGTAATGCTATTGTAGTAGACGTACTTGAAGCAATCTTTACAAATATGTTTAAATAAAGGAGAAATAAAATGACTGAACTTTTTACACTAGAGACACCAGAGGAATTATTACGCATTAAGCGTGAAAGTATTTTGCGTGAGATTGAATCACATGATAAACAGGAGCGAAACAGTTTCCAACAGTTTATGCATGGTAGGGTAACTAGGAAAGAGCTTGAAACATTATTAGCGGAATTTGACAATGCTATTGAGTTATTGGAGAGATAAGGGGATAGCTGAGGGTTTTTCTCTCGGCTATTTATTAAAAGAGGAGGAAAACAATAATGGCGGATAAAAATTACCATACTGATGAAGCTGACATATATGAATGGTGGTATCTAACTTACCCATTTGAGCAATACAAAGCGATTATGCAAGCAATTGCCGAACAGAATATGCGATTGGATGATGATAATCGTGTAGAAAATTTAGAGGAAGCTATCTACATATTGGAACGTTTGAAAGAAAAAGAGATTGAACAGGATAGATATAGTCATGTTAAAACTAACTACGGAGAGTTACTTGAGAAAGGTAATGTCGCAACCGAATGGACACCAGCACCAGAAGATGTGTTAGTGCAAGCTGACTCCCAAGCTTTAGAAGAGGGGCTTGATAACCCTAAATTAGATGAAAACATTCGATTGTTGAACAGTTTCTTAGATAGCGGTTATAATTACCTAGCTAGAGATGAAAACGGCGATTTGTGGAAGTATCAATCAGTTGCAAAAAGAAATATTTCATTTTGGAATGATAGTTCATTCGAAGATACTGCTTCTAAAATAGATAGCAGCAATTTCCCAGAGGTGAAATGGACGGATGGTGAACCAGCTAGAATTATTGACCTACTGGAAACCTATTCAAAAGGTGAAGCTCCTAATGCTGTAAAACCAAAAACTGCTGGTCAGTATTTAGATGATGTTTACCGTTACCATGATGACTTACTAAAACGATTGCGAAGTGACGATTATGATTATTTAGCTAGGGATGAGAGCGGTGAACTTTGGACTCATAGTTACTATCCAACAAAACAAGGAAATAAGTGGCGTAGTATTAGTTACGTTAAGAGAATTTATAATGACAACTTCCCAGAAATCCAATGGACAGATGATGAGCCAACTAAGGTTTCCGAATTATTGGCAAAATAAGAAAATATAAAAGGAGGATTTTGATAATGGATAAAATGAAGATTTTATTAAAGATAATTCTGATTGGAGCTGTATTTGGTGTAGCTATCTTGGTCTACGGTATAACCGTATTATCCGTTATAATCGCTGAGTTTTACTTATTAGGATTATTATTTCCAGGCATTAATAACAGCGAAATATTGATTGAATTAGTAATGATTACCTTAACATTTACAACAGGCGGTATTGCAGCAGTTACAACCATCTATTTATTCCATAAACACATGGTGAGAAAGGGGTTAATATAATGGATAAAATTACAGAATTAATAAACAAGAAGGACTACTACCTTGTTACAGAACTAACTAGTTTTAAAACAAGACTAGGTACAGGTGTTCCTAGAGTTGATATGGCTATGTATGATAATAATGATAATCTAGTAGAGTCTTTTGAAGGTGACGAACATGACGACTACGAAACCGTTTATGATGGATTAAATGAAAAGTTGGAAGTTATGTTCCCAGAGCCTTTATATAAATATGAACATATTGAAAGACTTATTGAAGAAATAAGAGATGTCGAATCGACAGTATCAGAACACTTACGAAATGAACCAGTAATAGTTAAATCTGAAAGTGGAGAATATAAAGTGTTGCTAAAGACTGCTTTAGGTGATAATTTAGTATTAAAATTTAATCCATTACAAAGCTCTAATATAATTAGTGTTAATGCTATTACGTTTGGAAATGACTTAAGCAGATTACATAGTTATATCTACATCATTGAAGAATATTTAAAAGTTTCAGCAAAAGAACGAAGAAAAGAGTTAAATAGTATTGACAACCTTGATGACTTAGTGTAATATAGTAATTGTAAAGGAGAGATAACATGACAGCATTTGATGATTTTTTAGTAGGTAACTTTTTATATAAGGCTAGTTTATTTGAATCAGACTTGCTTGACGACATCAACAGCCTTGTTGATAAAGCGGAAGTTTCAGCTATTCGTAACCGATTAGAAAACTCTGTTTCTCTTGAAGAATATAATAATCTGAAAGATAAGAACCGACAATTAGAACGTGATAATAAAGATTTACTTATTGAAAATGGTGACTTAGAAGATACGATTATGAGTATGGAGTGGGAGATTGATAACTTAATTTCCGAAAAAGAGGAAAAATAAAAGACTTGCCAAAATAATGGAAATGATGTATAGTGTGGATGGGGGTATGTAATATGAATAGCGTTAAATTTAGAGCGTGGCATAAACATAGAAAAGTTATGTGCGAAGTTGTTGGAATAAGCTTTAAGTATAATAAAGTATTATTAGATTTAGAAACAGATGAACAAGAAAGCTATTATTGGCATGAATCTGAGCATGATTTGAATGATATTATCTTAATGCAGTATACAGGAATGAATGACACAAACGGTAAAGAAATTTATGATGGCGATATGTTTTGGGATGACCATTATGAAGAAATGTTAATTGTCAACTATGATGAGGGTACGTTCTGGCTAAGTAACAAAACAGCAATTACACCATTATTTGAGGTGGTTGATAGTATAACTGTCGAGGGTAACATTTATGAACATGCTAACATGTTAGATTAGGAGAAAGTTATATGACTACCTATTTATATAGTATTTATAGCTATGCTGATAAGTCTGACATGAAGAAATATACTTTAACTTGTGAAGATTTTGATGAGTTTAAAGTAAGATTTTTAAAACGATTTGGTAACCAGTATGGTAGCAACAAGGCTAGTAAAGACAAAGATAGAGTTAAGCGTATTGTGTATAACGCTTACTCAATTGAAGAAATGGCTAATGCAATAAACAATAGAACGAATTGGGGTTTTGAATATGGGATTATTAAATAGAATTGAAGAACTAGAAAAAGAGTTATTAGAGTTGAAAGAACTAGTTAAAGAGTTTCCACAAGATGAGGATAAATATTGGTATGTAGGTATGAGAGGAAATGTATTTTCTTCAGAATGGGAAGGATTACCTTCCGAAGAACATATGCTTGAGGTTGGTAACATTTTCAAAACCGAAGATGAAGCATATTTCGCAGTTGAGAAGCTAAAAGTTGATGCAGAATTGCGGAATCTTAGCGATTCATGGGATTTGGAAAGCACACAATATACCTTTTCATTTGACTGGGAAAATGGAGAATTTAATTTAGAATATCCAGATTACAATCAATATCCTAATAGTTATTACTTTTATAGTGCAGACGATGTACAACAAGCTATTGAAACAGTCGGTAGAGAGCGTATCAAAAAGTATCTATTCGGAGTGGAGGAATAATAATGGAAAGTAATATTCCAAAAATTAAGGAACAACTTTTATATAAAAGAATCGTTGAATGTGATGTAAACAAAATCATTTTAGATGATGGTACAAAGGTCTATTTCGAGACAACAGAGTGGGACTGTTGTGCTGGTGGACATGGTAATTTTAGCAATGTAAAATTAGATGCAATGATTACAGATGTAGTAGAAATCGAAAACAAAAAGTATTTTAACGAAGGTGCGGATACTGATGTGAATGAGGTTAAAATTGCCATTTATCACAATCAGAATCCAATTGCTCAAGCTGACGTGTATACCGATGCAGGGAATGGTGGGTATTACTATTCTGTGACATCAATGTTTATTGGCGATGTGGTAATACCAGTGGCTGAAGCATAGGAGGACTAACAATGAATTTACAAGAGGAACTAAAAGTGTTGAAACAACGTATTGCTGAACTGGAAGAACTAGCAAAAGAGGAAAGGGAGTTTCCACAAGATGGTGATACCTATTGGTATATAGGTAAAATTGAGACTGGATGCTGGGGAGTTTGGGAAGATAGTAGTGTTGATAAACACCTTAAATCAATAGGTAATGTTTTTGAAACTGAGGGAGAAGCAGAGTTCGCAGTAGAAAAACTAAAAGTTGAATCGGAGTTGCGGAAGTTCAGCAGACCATTCAAATACGGAGATTGGAATTTTGAAATTATATGGAACAATCACGAAAATAACACTGAACTAGACTGGTCTGGATATGTTGTTCGTCAAAGTGTTATTT